TACGAGCAGATAACTACAGCTTCAGAACTAATACTATTAAAAAACTATGGACACCGAGAAACTACCAAACCAAGGATATACTAAAGATTTCACCACAGGGGCTAAACGTGACGGGGACATTGGACGCGGACGACCCTGCCTTATACCTCCAATCGCCTTACGCAGTCTCGCCAAAAGATTTGAAGATGGCGGCAAGCTTTACGGAGACAACAACTGGCGAAAAGGATTCCCACTAAGCAGACTGTACGATAGTATGTTCAGACATCTGTTAGCATTAGCAGAAGGAGACAACTCTGAAGACCACGCAGGTGCTATACTATGGAATGCTTCCGCTTGGTTGTGGACAAAAGATCAGATAGATCGTGGTAATTTACCGATAGAATTAAACGACATAGAGAACGATGAATAACGAAGAAATAGTATTACCCACTCTGTCGAAAGATTTGATAGATAAGCTTGACAAGCTATACCCCGATAAATGTCCCCTCTTGACAGACGACGATAGAATGGTATGGTTTAAAGTAGGACAACGTAGTGTAATTAATTATCTACAACAAATTTACGACGAACAACTTCAAGACAACATCATAACCAAGGACTAATACTATGTGTATGTCAACGCCCGACATTCCTCCACCACCTCCACCTCCTGCACCGCCTCCTCCTCCGCTACCTTTAGCAGAGAAAGCAGTAACAAGTCGTCAAGCTAGACCACAGCAGAAGCGTCGTAGAGGTACGTCTCAATTAACAGTTCGTCGTCCGTCTGTAACTATGGGTGGTAGCGGTGGAACAGGCGTACAACTTTCTTCGTAACAAATAACAAAAGGATATAAATCATGCTTCGCTCTCTCGCAAAACTAACTCTACTTTCAGCAGGTACTTCAGCTGCGGCAGGTAGTTCATTTAGTGTCGAAAGGTCTAAGGGCTGGACGTTCTGTATAGAATCAACAGGTGTAACTTCAGGAGCTACTGTAGCAATTGAAGCTTATATCGGAGATGTCTGGAGAACAGTAGACAGTCGTACTATCACCGCCACTGGTAACACTCTAATAAGAGATGACCACGGACACTACGAAAAAATAAGAGCTTCGATCACAGCTTACACTGACGGTAGTTACGACGTGTTTGCTACGGGTTCAGTTGAAGGGCTTTAAGTCATGCCTTCTCCATCGGAGTTTAATAATCCCTCTCAATTTGTTGTACCGAGTTGGGGAACTACTTATCCGTTAGATAACTTTGACAACACCTTCCAAGCCTACTACGATATACAAGCAAACATAGAAGCTAGATCGGGTGATCCTGTTGGTACTATTTACTTAGCTTCTGATGTTGTTCGCATATATGTCTACGATGGTACGGATTGGCAGTACTACACAGGGACATAATAAATGCAAGAGACAGCACAAGGACTTTACCACAGCTTAGAGAACCAACGGTACTCATACTTAGATAGGGGTCGTACTTCTTCTGAGTTGACCTTGCCTTATGTTCTACCACCTGACGGTCACAACTTCGCTACTAAATACTACACACCTTATCAAGGCATCGGAGCTAGAGGTGTACTGAACTTGTCATCTAAGTTACTACTTGCTTTACTTCCACCTAACGCTCCCTTCTTCCGTCTAGTTATAGATCGTTATGAGTTGGACAAAGCTAAAGCAGAGTTAGGACCAGAAGGAGCAGAGCAGTTACGTACTGACTTAGAGAAAGCTTTAGCTGATGTAGAGCGTAGTGTATCGCAAGAGGTTGAAGTACAGAACTTTAGGAACGGTATATTCCAAGCACTAAAGAACTTATTAGTCAGTGGTAACAGTCTGTTATACTTACCTGATGAGGGTGGTATACGGGTGTTTCGTTTAGATCGTTATGTAATCAAGAGAGACCCAATGGGTAATGTAACACATATAGCTGTCAAAGAAACGGTAGCTCCTATGATGTTACCTGAGAGTGTACGAGAAGAAGTATACCGTCAGGAGAAAGAGAATACTTGCGACCTATACACTTCAATCATTCGAGAAGGAGATCAATTTAAAGTACAACAAGATGTCAAAGGAATGGTTATCGAGGAGTCGATTGGATCGTATTCTATCGATAAGTCACCTTGGCTACCTTTACGCTATACACATATCGACGGAGAAGATTACGGACGTGGATTTGTTGAGGAGTACATTGGAGACATCAAGTCACTTGAAGCTTTAACTAAAGCAATCGTAGAAGGTAGTGCAGCAGCAGCTAAGGTTCTATTCATGGTTAATCCTAACGGTACGACTAGAGCACGGACACTAGCAGAAGCTCCTAACGGTGCAATTGTACAAGGGTCTGATGCAGATGTATCGGTGTTACAACTTAATAAGTTCAATGACTTCCGTACTGCTCAGGCTACCATGCAAGGTATAACAGATAGGTTAAGCCAAGCTTTCCTTTTAACTTCGGGAGTTGTACGTGACGCTGAAAGAGTAACTGCTGAAGAGATAAGAATGCTCAGTCAGGAATTAGAAGCTGCATTAGGAGGACTCTACTCGTTACTGTCTCAAGAACTACAGCTCCCGATTGTTACTCGCTTGATGGATAAGATGTCCAAAGAGAAGCGACTGCCTAAGCTACCTAAAGATATTGTTAAGCCTACGATTGTTACTGGTGTTGAAGCATTGGGTAGAGGTAACGACTTACAACGACTCGATCTATTCCTTGCAGGAGCTAACCAAGTAGTAGGCCCACAAGCTGTAACACAATATCTTAATGTATCTGATTATTTTAAACGTCGTGCTACTGCTCTTGGTATTGAGACTGAAGGACTTATCAAGACAGAGGAAGAAATTCAACAAGCTATGCAACAAGCTCAACAACAGGAAATGATGATGAAGTTGGGTGGACCTGCCGTAGCACCTGCTATCAATGCTGCACAGGAACAGTACATGGCATCACAAGAACAACCACAAGAGGAATAACAAATGGCAGAATTACACCGAGTAGAGATTAACGATAAAGCACCTAATGAGATCGAACCTGAAGCTGACGAAGCGGTTGAGACTCCTGAAGTTCAACAAGAGGAACCACAGCAAGAGCGTCCTGAGTGGTTACCTGAAAAGTTTAAAAGTGCGGAGGACATGGCACAAGCATATGCGTCTCTTGAAAAAAGAATGGGAGCAGGGGCAGAAGAAGTTGAAGAGGAACACCCCAAGAAAATGGATAAGGCAGAGGAGCCGCCAACAGAAGAAGCTAGTAATTATAACGAAGCTGTTGTTGAAGCTAGTAAGGAGTACTTTGCAAACGACGGTCAACTGTCTGAAGATACTTATAAGAAACTTGAAGAAGTAGGACTACCTCGTGATCTCGTCGATAGTTACGCAGCTGGTCAACAAGCTTTACTGCAAACAGAAGAAGCCCAGATCAAAGGAGTGGCAGGTGGAAACTACGATGCTATGGCTGAGTGGGCAAACGACAATTTACCGCAGGAGGAAGTCGACGCATTTGACGAAGCTGTTACAGGAGGCACGATACAACAAGCGAAGTTAGCAGTCCAAGGATTATATGCTAGGTATCAAAATTCTACTGGTTCTAAACCACAGCTTGTACAAGGAGGGCTAAGTGGTTCTTCTACAATGCCTTATCAATCTATGCAGGAGTTAGCTCGTGCTCAAGCAGACCCTCGATATAAGAGTGGTGATAAAGCTTATCATAATGAGGTTGACAGACGTCTCGCTGTGAGTAGTTTTTAAACTTTCATGTGTGTGTATAAGTAAGTGAGAAGCCTTGGACACATCCGTATTTTATTTTCTCTCGTTTTATTGGGTTTCGGGAGTTTCTTTAACGGATGTTCCAAGGCTTCTTTTTATCCCGCATTGGGAGCCACAGGTGGTGCTGCCGTTGGTAGCCTCGGTGGTCCTGGTACTGCTGCTGGCGGTGCTGCCCTCGGATGGGGAGTAGGAGAAGTCTCCAAATACATGGAAGAAAACAAACATTTAACAAGCCAAGTCAAAGCGTTAAGTGAAGGAGATGTACAACAACTAGTCAAAAATCAGCTAGATGAATCTATGGATGAAGGCTTCTTTGACGGTATGTTGACTGAAATTTATGGCTTGCTAAAGCTATGTCTCGTAGGTGTAGTCTTATGGAATGTCATACCGATCATATATACGAGGTACGTTCACAAGAAGACAAAGAATGGAGTTTCAAGTTAAGAGATTACTACGGATATACCGTGGACTAAAGACGAGGGAGAAAGCACTAGTGTTGACAATTGGTGTATTTATTGGTCTTATAGTAATCGGTAACATATTTAATAATTTATAGACGATTGCAACAATTAGTCCCTAGACCTACTGCGGTAGACAATCCTGTGAGCACGAAAGAAGTAAGAGTCAACCAACCAACAACTAACTATAACAACAACAAAATAGGAGACTATATATTATGGCAAATGGAAATACATCCCCAAGTCGCGTAGGTCTTATTGAAGGTGGATCTGACAACGATGCTTTGTTTCTCAAGAAATTTTCTGGAGAGATACTGCAAACCTTTGACGAATCCAACGTATTCAAGGCACTACATACAATCAGAACAATCGAAAACGGTAAGTCCGCACAGTTCCCAGTAACGGGTATTGCTTCAGCTAACTACCACACTCCAGGCGAGAACATTGCTGACGGTGGAAATAGTTACCTCAGTGACATCGCTAAGACAGAAAAGATCATCACCATCGATAAGATGCTTGTTGCTTCTACCTTCTTGGCTAACATCGACGACGTTAAGAACCACTACGACATTCGTTCAGTTTACGCTAACGAGTTAGGTAAGGCTCTTGCCAAACGTTTCGACACTGCTTTAGCTAAAGTATTCTGTGCTGCTGCTCGTGATTCCGCTAACTTGAGTCAAGTCGGAACTTCAGGTGGACAGCTTGACGTTGCTAATAACGACTTCTCTGCTCCTGATACTCCAGGTACGGTTGCTGCTACTACAGGTGCTGACCTAGTTGCTGCTTTCTTTACTGCTGCTCAGAAGCTTGATGAGAATGACGTTCCTAGCGATGGTCGTTTCTGCGTTCTTCGTCCACAAGAGTACTACAAGTTAGTAACAGGTGCAGACAGCTCCAATAGCTTCAGCCTTGTTTCTGCTGTTAACTCTGACATCGGTGGTCAAGGAAGTCTTGCTTCAGGATCGATACCTCAGATTGCTGGCATCAACATCTACAAATCCAACCACATTCCATCAACTGATTTATCAGCTGTTTCTACTGGAGACGGTTCATCAGCTAATGATGTGTTTGGTTCAGGTGGAGTAGGGTACAACGGAGACTTCCGTAACAGCTTGGGAATCATCTCCCACTCTGCTGCTGTAGGAACTGTTAAACTACTTGATCTTGCTACTGAATCTGAATATCAGATTGAACGCCAAGGTACGCTATTCGTCGCTAAGTATGCTATGGGTCACGGAGTTCTCCGTCCTGAGTGTGCTATCGAATTAGTAGCTTAGTACTTTCTCTCGGTGTTGGGAGGTCTGTGATTCGTTCCGCTCCCTTCTCCGAGATTCCTTTTTACATACATTAACTATGGCTCTTACGACTAAACTGAATGCAGTAAACACGATGATCAGTGTCATCGGAGAAGCACCCGTCAACTCTCTAGGAGGATCAGCAGTCCCTGTCACTGTTGTTCAAGCTGAGAATACATTAGACGAGACAAGTAGAGCCGTACAATCAGAGGGTTGGCATTTCAACACAGAACACGAGTACGTCCTTACCCCTAACACTTTCGACAGTAAGATCATTCTACCTAACAACACGTTAAGAATCGATCTTGATCCACAACTTTACACAGACTCTGATCCTGTACAACGCGGTAATAAATTATACGACCGCAAGAAACACACGGATGTATGGTCTAAGGAGGTTAAAGCCTCCATAACTTTTGATTTACCTTTTGAAGAACTACCTGAACAATTCAGGCATTACATAGCAGTTAAAGCTGCTCGTATATTTGCTGCTCGTTTCTTAGGTAGTAGAGAGATAGAAGGCTTTGCTACAAGAGATGAGATAGAAGCTAAAGCTAGAGCAATAGACAGCGACTCCGAGAACGCAGACAGAACGATCTTTGATGATTACAGCGTGTTACGAGTGCTAGATAGATAATGCCTCTGTTAGTCAACAGTGTACCTAACTTAGCTCAGGGCGTATCACAACAACCAGACAATCTTAGGTATCCTGGACAATGTGACGAGCAAGTAAATGCTTGGGCTACTGTTGTTGAAGGCTTAGTAAAGAGGCCACACACAAGTTACATTAAGAATGTAGACAGTAGTCAGCCTACTAATCTATTCACACACTTTGTTAAACGGGACGAGAAGAACAAGTATGTTATCAATGTATCGTTAGGTGGTAGCGTCAGTGCTTACAATTTATCTTTAGGTACTTCTATTCCTGTTGTTACTACTTCTATTGCTCAGTCTTACCTAAGCGGTATAACAAACCCTGCTAAAGACATAAGAGCTTTAACGGTAGCTGACTATACATTTCTCGTTAATAAGAGTAAGCAGGTAGCAATAAGTAACTCTCCTGATCTAAAGAGTAAAACCATTAAGAACGACGAGGGTAAGTACGAAGCATTAGTGTTTGTTAAGCTAGGTGACTACGAGAAAAGATATGATGTAATTTTAGATGGTAAAGTAATTGAAGTAACCCACAGTGATACTGTCCACGCTGGGTACACTGTGCCTTCTGCATTCCTTATCGCTGACCACACCTATCAAAGTGGTTCGTCAGGTAGTTCTACAGGCGTATACGCAGATACAGAATATATAGCAGACCATTTAGAAAAAATATTAAAGACCTATCTAACGAGCGACAAACGTATAAGTTCTGCTTTGTTAACTAGTCCAGGAGGTGCTACACCTTGGGAATACGACAGCGGAAGAACAGAGTTACCTGCTTATAAAGAAGGATATGTTAACGTTCAATATGAGTTCTCTATCGCTCAATACGCTACTAACGCTCATACTGATCAGATTGGCTTTGGTGCTAAGGGTACTGTAATATTTAAGAACGGAATTGTAAGCTCTAGCGAGTTAACACATCACGGCACAGGTTACAATAATGGTTTACCTGATGACACTTTAAAGCTTACGATCCATAGACATTTAGTATTCTATCACTATGCTAGACCTTGGGCTATGCGTAATAAAGGAGTGTCGTATACTGAATCTTATAAGAGTAACTACACTACTTCAGGTTCTCACGGTACTATGCCGACTTTTACTAACAGTTTCTTAGCTACTAACTATACAGTAAAAAGAGAAGGAGCTGTTATTAAGATCGAGGGAGACCAAGACTTTACAATCAGAACAGAAGACGGACTAGCTAATCAAGGTTTAGGTGTAGCTTATAAAGAAGTAGATAGTATCGTGGACTTACCTAAGCGGTGCTTTAATGGTTTCCGTGTAAAAGTGCGTGGTGATGCTGATATAGCACAAGATGATTACTATGTACGCTTTGAATCAAAAGACAAGGAAGATTACGGAGAAGGCAGCTGGATAGAGACGGTAGGTTGGGGGACCGATATAAGAGCAGCAGCTGAACTGGAAGGCATAGATACTACTTTAAACAACAAGACTATGCCTGTTACTATTGTGCCTAAGTACAACGGGGATGGTAGTGTTAATAAATTTTTAGTACAGACTCCCAACGAATTAGTAGGGACAGTAGAGCGAAACGGTACGGTATATAATTTAGTAGAAGAACACGTTTCAACTGCTGCTACCGCTCCTGGAACAGGGGCAGATTGGGAAGAGTATTGGGTACCTACTACTAAGTTTACTGCAGCACCTGATTGGGAAGTTGATAAGAGATACAATAACGGTTTAGCAGGTTATGTATCAAGACAAGCAGGTGACGACTTCACCAATCCGTTCCCTTCCTTTGTAGGACAGACGATCAACGACATCTTCTTCTTTAAGAACCGTTTAGGAATACTTACTAATAACGCTGTTATCTTCAGTGAAGCAGATGCTTACTTTAATTTCTTCCGTACTACTACTCAACAGTTGTTAGACAGTGCACCTATAGATGTAGGACTCAGTCACACGAAAGTAGCAGTACTACAACACGCTATACCGTTCCAAGAGAAGCTGATGTTATTCAGTAAGCAGTCACAGTTTGTGTTACGAGGAGCTGACATACTCAGTCCTAAGACGGTAGCTATATCTCCTGTTACTGAGTACGATATATCAGACAGTATCAATCCTTTAGCAGTAGGTAATTATATATACTTTACTTTTCAACGGAATGATTATGAAGGTGTATACGAATACTTTGTAGATAATAACACAGAGACATTCAATGCGGAAGAGATCACTCAACAAGTACCTAAGTACATCAATAAGAAAGCTACCCGTATAATAGGAAGCCCTACTGAGAATACATTAGTTATCACAACAGATGACGATCTAAAGACGTTGTATGTATATAAATACTTTTGGAGTAATAAGGAGAAGATACAATCCGCTTGGATGAAGTTTACTTTTGCTCGTGATATTATAGGGTGTGATTTTATAGACAGTAAGTTGTTTATGCTTACTTCTGATACGGAAGGCTTACACTTAGAATCATTGACTTTAGAGGACGGACTGACAGACGAAGGTTTGGATTATACTTTGTATTTAGATAGTAAGGTGGATGGAGGATTGTTTGACGGCGTTACTTATCCTGAACCTAGTTACAATACTACCACTAAGAAGACTACTATTAGTAACATCCCTTACGACACAACAGGTATACAACTATATACAAAGATCGGTGTGGAGCGTCCTGTCAGCATAGCTAGTTCTAGCTCTATCAGTATAGCAGGTACATTAGCTAGTTACGCAGATGACGGTAGTGGTTCTTATGTCGCTTATGATGGTAAACTCTACTACTGCGTTAAAGCTCACACTTCAACATCTAACTTTGTAAACATCAACTGGAGAGAAGTAACAACGGTTCCTAGTGGTACTCCTGATTGGGCTGCCGCTACTGCTTACAGTCAAGGTGTTATCTATAAATGCTTAGAGACTCATACTGCTACTGATGATGACAGCCCTGCTACAAGTGCTAAATGGGCAGTATCTACTGAGGTTTCTGCGGCTTCTATATGGAGTAGCGGTAACTTCTACAACAACGACAAGTACTTCTTTTTAGGTAAGCCGTACAATATGTTGTACAGGTTCTCCAATCAATCACTTAAACAACCTACGGAACGAGGAGGACGGTCTGCATCTGATTACACCTTCCAAACGATAAGGAGCGGTAGTCTTGACTACGCAGACACAGGACACTTTACCGTAGAGGTAACTCCTTTATACAGGGACACTTACAAATATGTGTTTAATCCTGATATAGTAGGAGCTAACTTATCGTTGAATGAATTTAAACCACAAGACGGACACTTTAGATTTGCTGTTCAAGCACAACCAAATGAAGTAAAGATTGAAGTGAAGAGTGATTCAGCCTTGCCAGTTAAGCTGTTAGCTGCAGAATTTGAATCGATGTTTATACCAAGGAGTAAAAGATATGGAGCTTAGAATAGAAGAAGCACAACCTGATCTTGATGCCTTTGAGTTGTATGACGACATGAGGGAAGAGGATATGATGGAGTGTATCGGTCTCATGCACCACCCGAAGGACGCTGTTAATATATCATTTGAAACAAGCAGTAAAGTATACTCACTGAGAGGTGACGACGGTTTATACTGTAGCTTTGGTGTTAGTCCTAACGATAACATCGGAGTTGTATGGCTGTTAGGCACACGTCGTTTAGCAGGTGCTAAGAAGTATTTCGTACAGAACTCACAGAAGTGGGTGGATGAGATGATGATCGGGTTTGATTTTCTAACGAATGTTGTAATGAAGACTAATACGTTGAGCATGAGGTGGTTGAAGTGGTTAGGTGCTGAGTTTAACGATTGCCACTACGACGGGTATATGTCATTTATATTAGAGAGGAAGTAATAGATATGTGTTATCCAGTGTTATTAGCGAGTCTTGCAGTTGCATCAGGTGGTGCTCAGTACGTCGGACAGCGTAAGCAAGCTAAACAACAAGCAGCATATCAAGCACAAGCAGCAGCAGCTGAACGTCAACGTTTCCTGCAGGAACAAACTTCTATTCGTATGCGTCAAGCACAGGAGCAGGAAGCTGTGGGTCGTGAACTCGAACAAGTCAGTCAGAAGTCACAAGCAGCACTTGCTAGAGCTAGAGTATCTGCTGGAGAAGCAGGAGTAGCAGGAGTATCTGTTCAAGCTTTAATGGATGACTACACACGACAAGAAGCAGGGTATCGTGCAGCACTTTTAAGACAACAAGAGTTAGGACAGGTAGCAACAGGCATGGGATTAGAACAAGCAGGGTTCGCTACGCAACAACGTCAGATCGGTATTAACAGACCTATTAGTAGACCAAGCTTCTTAACATCTGCGTTACAAACTGCTACAAGTGCAATGGGTGCTTATGGTCTAGGTTTAGATATACAGAGTAGAATACCTACATTTAATCAGATGAAACCAGGCTCTCTTGGTAGTCAGTACGGTGGAGATATAAATGCTATGGCTGCTGATTCCATGACGAAACTACCAAAATCATAATATGGCTAGAGAAAGAGTACAAGTACAAGGATTAGGCGGGGCAGTCCCTGGCATATCACCTACCATTCAACGGGGAGGACAGTACTCTGTACAAGTTCAACAAGCAGGACGTAACAAGTTGATGGACTTAGCGGATGCGTTAGGACAAGTTAATCCGATGTTACAGCAGTACACGAGAGTGGCTGATATAGAAGCAGAACAGTTTGAAGAAGAGTTAGCAGGTAAGAGTCCTGAAGAAGTACAGGCCATGCTGAAACAGACGGAAGGAGAGCTAGACAAACAAGTACGTCGTGGTGGTATGGGATGGTTGACATCTCCTTTAAATCAGAAACGTAAGCTGAAGGCGGTAGGTCAAGCATCTAGTCGTTTGTTAATGGAACAAGTGTATGGTCGTTTAGAAAGCCCACAAGCAGGAGATGAAGATTTAAGTACTTCTGATATAATCGCACAAGTACAACAAGATTTTGTAGGAAATAGCGAAGCTTTAAATACTTCTAAATTTGCACAGGAAGGACTACAAGAAGCCGTTAATCCACAGATACTGCCCTTGGTTAGACAATACGACGCACAGAAGAATAGAATAGCTAAAGCTGAAAACGGTGTTTCTACTGTATCGGGTTTTTATGATTTAATTGACAACCTAAAAGGTACTCCAGAAGGTTTAGCCGCTGGCGATATCGCTTCAGGCAGATACACTGAGGAGTTTAATAAAATATGGGATAACACCAATGCTCATACTCCTGCTGAACAGCGTGTTTTATTTAAGCAGATATTGTTTAACTTAGCAGACCAAGGCCATGAAGATGAAGCTCAAGAACTGAGAGTGTGGGCAGAAGATAATAAACTTAAATTCGGAAACGCTTCTATGTCTGAGCTAGAGAGAGATCAATACGACGATTTTATTGATGACACAGCGGAGCAAGCGGGAAGTAATAGGGAGAAGAAAAAAGATAAAGCTATAGAAGAGATAAGTGCAGAGGCTATGCAAGCTCTAAGGGATATAAGAAACCCAAATAAAAGGTACGGAGAATTTCAAGGTATAACAAACATAACAACAGAGAGACAGTTAGATGAAGCCGTTGAGGCACTAAGGTTGGGAAGCGTTGACGAAGAAGAAATAGTACTAGGTAACGTAGAAAAAGAACAATTAATTAAAGGTTTTTATTCAAATAAAGCACGTGCTCCTGATCCTGTTAAAGAAGCTAGAGATAGGTCACTTGTTCAGATAAGGAGAGATTCTATAAACACTTTTTTTGAGCCTACTTCAACAGCTTATGTCGGAAGTTCTATAGCTAACTCTTTGGCTGCTTCCTACCCTAACGTAGCTGATGTTATTGAATCCAATCCAGAAATAATACAAGAAGCGTATAGTGATTTAATTTTAGAGTTAGGAGAAGAAGCGGAAAGGTTAGCAGCTGAATCTTCTGATTACGATATAGAAAAGATAACAATAAGTTTAAGACCTATTGCTCGCAAACTTTTCAAAGAAAAACAACAAGAGATGAAGCAGTCTTTTAGGGAGGCAGCTGAAACTGACGATGAAAAAACGAAAATATTAAATACTGCTACTCAATCAGTAGAAGATGAAAAAGTGATTGAAGATACTGTGTGGGATCAGCTAAAGTTTTGGAAAGACGATTTAACTACAACGGTAAAAGTAAAAAACTACACTTCGGTTCTAAGTAATAAAGAAATTAAAGAACTAAAAGAAAGAAAGAAAGCTTTAAGACTATTAAAAGATGTGGATTTCGATGGTTTTATGTCAAAAGCTTTTGGACGTGTGCCTATGGAAATGATTAAAAAAGCAGGAGGAGGAGAGTACGAGACCATAACAATGCCTCGATTTGCTACGGTAGAAGAGCAGTTAGAAATGAAAAACACATACAAAGCTGCTGCTGTTCACTTAGGTTTATATACTGATCTCGAAACACTTGTAAATAAGACTTTACCTGCTGGGCTTCTTTTTAACCCTGAGGCTCTCGATCCTAAGTTTATTCCTATTCTAACAAAAGAAGAAATAGATAAAGGAGCAGGTGATGCGGCTGTTAAAGAAAAGGCACGTTTAGTAGGAAAGGAAGACGAAGTTTTGGATTTCTATAATCAACAAAAAGAACTACAAAAGCAGTACAGAAGTAAGAAATATACCTACCCTAGTTTATAATAGTCATGGAAGAAATAGAACAAGACGAATTACTTAAAGACCCAACAGCTGGGTTAACAACAGGTATAGATGCACCTACTATTACAGCAGAACCTCTTGTAAAACAACAGGCACCAGAAGTAGAAGATGATACTGATTTCTTTGACATAGCAGGAGACGTTGCTTTAGCTCCTTTCAGAGGTGTCGAAGGAATGCTTAACGGTGTTTACAACTTAGCGGACATGGCTTTGTTTGACGTCCTCCCTGACTTAGATACGAGGTTCTTGGGTACTTCTAAAACCACAGCAGGGTCACTCGTTGAGGGTATTTCTCAGTTTGCTTCAGGATTTATTCCTATTTTTGGTCAGTTAGGACGTGTAGGAGTTTTAGCTAAAGCAGGGACGGTTACAAAAGGCGTTGTTGCGGGTGCTGTTACTGATTTTGCAGCCTTTAACGGACAGGAGGAAAGACTGTCTAATCTTATACAACAATACCCTGAATTACAAAACCCTGTTACTGAATACTTAGCACATGACGCTGATGAAACAGAAGTTGAAGGAAGAATCAAGAATGTACTAGAGGGTTTAATACTAGAAGGTGCTATAGGAGGTTCTGTGGCTTTGTTCTTGAAATCACTGAAAGCTTTAAAAGCAGGTAAGAAAGTAAGGGATGTCGAAGGCGGGGGAGCGGATGATGTAAATAAAGCTACAGCAGATATGTTAGAGGGTGAGGATTTACTAACAGATGTAAGTGCCGTGAAGAAGGTTGAGCCTGAAGTTAAGGAGTTAAAAGACGTAGAGAAGCTTCCTGAGCCTATAAAACCCGCACCACAGACAACGCAATCTAAGATAGAAACAGACCCTGAATGGAAAGAGTGGACGGATGCTGTTATGAGGGGAGAGAAACCCACTACGCCACGCATGGAGGTAACAGACGACATAGATTCGGCTTATACTATCTTAACGGATAAATACAAAAAGAACCCTGAGTTGTTGGCTAAGTTTAAAGATAAACCCATCGACTTCCTAGACGACGATTTGAATCGTATAATGGCAATGGCTCCGAAAGTAATAAAGGATCAACAAGAAATTAGGTTAGCCAACGAGGTCTATAAAGATATTTTGAAAGGCTCCACTGAGAAGTTGATGAAGTCAGTAAAGGAGTTTGAGGCTACTGAGAGCTTACAAGCTGAAGCTTCTTTAAGAAACCAGCTCAGTGAAGTTATTGAAGTCTATGATTACTACAGACAAATGGGTAAAGAGGTTGCAGTAACGCTTGCTATGCGTAGAAGTAAAAAGCCTATTTCAAGAAAAGTAGGGTTAGAGACAAGCGGAATGGAAAACACCACACTTGTTAAAGAATTTCTAAATAGTCAATCAGGAGGTATGTCACCTAAAAAAGCTGTTGATCTTATAAAAGAAATGTACGACCCTAACAACCCTGAAGCAACTATATCAAAAGTTTTAGGTTTAGCGAAGAAGACGCAGGGAAAGAGCTTACTAGACGTCACTTCAGAATACTGGATTAACTCTTTATTGAGTGGACCTAGAACTCAAGCAGTCAACTTTTTAGGCAACGCTTTAACTCAGTTATTAGGAACAGCAGAAATGACGGCAGGTGCTGTTCTTACGGGTAATATTCCTTTAGCTAAAGCTGCGTTAGCTTCGTGGGCTGACTGGTCTTTATGGAGCGAATCGATAGGAGCTTCTTTTAAAACATTAGTAACAGGTCGAGAAGTACTTGATGTAGGGAGTCGCACATTAGAAGCACAGACTCAAGCATTAGGAAAGTCCATAGATTTTGATCCCCTAGGTAAAGGCAGTAAGAGTATAGATAGAAATGCTATAAACACATTAGGCACAGTTGTTAACCTACCTGCTAGGGGACTGTTGACTGGGGACGAGCTTTTTAAGCAACTAGCGTTTAGGCGTGCTGCTAGATTAAAGGCAGGGATGGAAGCTATAAACGCTGGGATTACAGACTCCAAAGGGATCACTAAATACGTTGAAGATAAGTTAAATAAAATAGTAGCACTAAACGGTCAAGCCATGTCTCAGGAGGCGTTGATACGTGAAGGTACTAAACAAGCAGATGAATTAGGATTAGTGGGAGTAGCTTTTGCTGAGAAAAGAGTAGCTCACATTAAGAAATATGTTGACGATAACTTTGATGAAGATGCTTCTAATCTTGCTGCGTATGCTTTAGAAGAGGCAAAATACTTCACGCATACACGAGAGTTAGAAGAGGGGTCGTTAGGGAAACAGATACAAAACATAACTAAGAATTACGCATTCGCTAGGTTCGTTCTACCGTTTGTTCGTACTCCCTCTAACCTTTTAAGCTTTGCTTTGGAGCGTACACCTTTGAGCGCTTCGTTTAAGATACCAGGAACCAATAAGCGACTTAATGTCCCTGGTCTTAGATCAGAAGCAGAAGCCTTACAGAAAGGGTTAGCATCAAAAGACCCTGTAATAAAAGCAGCAGCTCAAGGTAAAGTTGTTACGAGTTTTGCTACTGCGGGTTTATTTTACGAGATGGTTTTTAACAATAATAATACGTTACCCTTGATAACAGGAGGAGGACCAAAAGACGAAAGACAAAAGAAGATATTAGAAGAAACGGGGTGGAGACCTTATAGTATAAAGATAGACGGTACTTATTACAGTTACCAAAGATTAGACCCTATTGCCACTTTGTTAGGAGTATCTGCGGACATGAGTGAGTTAATGAAGGAAAACATAGAAGCGAATGAAGCTGATTTAGAGCACGTAGGAATAGCAGTAGCTACTGCACTTTCTAGGAATGTTGCTAATAAGTCTTACTTAGCAGGAATACAATTATGGGCAGACGCACTTAAAGACCCTGAGCGTTTCGGAGAAAGGTTAGGTAGAAACTATTCAAGTTCTTTCGTCCCTAATGTGCTCTCGCAGATGCAAGACTACGATAAGCAATCTATGAGGGAGGTAAGAAGTATAGCTGATGCTGTCTTAAAAAAATTACCAAACGGTCGAGATATGCTTGATCCTAAAAGAAACATACTAGGAGAAGAAAAAATAATAGACTACGGTTCTTTCGGTTTTATTAATCCTGTTGCTTATTCAGCTGAAAAAGAAGACCCAGTATTACAGGAGATGGCAGAATTAAAATATGCGTTTAGGCAGCCCAGTGCTAAGTTGCTAAATGGAAATGTAGACTTATTAGGATTTGTAAATAACAAAGGACAGACAGCACATGATCGTCGTTTAGAGTTACTACAAGAGATAACGATAGGTGGAAGAACTTTAAGACAGTCGTTGAATAAATTAATAAAATCATCTAAATATAAAAAACTTCCTGGTTACTCGCCTGAAGTAGGGTTGGACAGTCCTCGTGTACGTGAGTTAACTAATGTGTTGAGAAGGTATAGGAAGTTAGCTAAAATGCAGATGTTGAAAGAATTTCCTGAAGCTTCTGCTCATATAAATAAAACAACTCGTGCGTTAGCTTTAAATAGGAAAGGCGTAAACAGAGAAGATGTGCTTGAACTCCTCGCTCAATAAGTAATAATATAATATCATGGCCAACACCTTCGTAGACTACAACAACGTTTCCCAAGCAGACATTACGGCTGGCTTTATCGTTACCTTCCCCTTTCTTGAAGAAATACATATAACAGTAGAAGTCAACGGTGCGGCACTTGCTTTAAATAATTATTCAGTATCTACTACATCAGGAGTTACTCGTGTGTTTCCTACGGCAAATGTTGTAGCAGGTAACAATGTAAGAGTAAGAAGAAAGAGTCAACCTGATCTAAACCTCGTAGACTTTGAGAACGGATCGGTACTTACTGAGTCTGAGTTAGATAGAGCATACCAACACAACCGTTATCTTAATGAAGAGATAAGTGAGCTGAACGATTCATCTATTCAACGAGTACAAGGTACTCAGGACTTCTCTGCACAAGATCAAAACTTAAAAGACTTAGCTGATCCTGTAGACGCACAAGACGCTACCACTAAGAACTACGTAGATACTGAACTGACAACTGAGCGTAACGCTCGTATAGCAGATGTAAACGCAGAGGAAACGGCTCGTATAGCAGGTGATGCCTTGAAGGTTAATAAAGCTGGTGACTCGATGACAGGAGCGTTAGCTATGGGAACCAATAACATAACGAACTTAGCTTCTCCTGTTAATGCTACAGATGCTTCGACTAAGTCGTATGTAGATTCTGCTATATCAGGAGTAACCACAGGAATAAGCAGTCCTCCTAGTTTCAGTAAGTTTACGGGGGACGGTATAGAGACTGAGTTTGCTTTAACGTTTACTGTTAATATCAGTAGTTCAACTGCTATGTTAGTTACAATAGCGGGTGATGTACAAGACCCTGATGACTATACTCTAGTAGGAGCTAGTAACTTAATACGATTTAACACACCGCCTACTAATCTTGCTGAGATACTTGTTATTGAAAGAGGATACAAGACTGCTATAACAGATATACCAACTGATTACGATTATGGCAGCATAGCAGGTGATCCAGTTACCGCATCATTCAGTTACGGAGGAATTGCATAAATGAGTATTGAAGTACAAATAAGAAGAGGAACTAATGCTGAGAACACAGGTTTCATAGGACAAGAGGGAGAACTTGTTTACACTACTGATACTAAAGATTTATACGTACACGACGGTACGACGGCTGGGGGTCAAGTAGTAGGTTCGTTAGCTGCTATCGCAGACGACTCTGTTACATTCGCTAAGATAGAAGAGATACCTGCTAATACGATATTAGGTAATAATACTGGTAGTTCTTCTGATATATTAGAGTTAAGTGTAGCACAGACTCAAGCTTTGTTAAACGTAGCTAACGGTGCTACTGCTAACTCTAGTGATGCAACTTTACTAGCTAGAGCTAATCACACAGGCACACAGGCTGCTAGTACGATATCTGACTTCGATACAGAAGTAGCTAACAACTCTGCTGTTACAGCTAATACTGCTAAGGTAACAAATGCTACGCACACAGGAGACGTAACAGGATCAACCAGTCTTACTATTGCTAACAGTGTAGTAGACTCTGATAAACTATCAACAACATTAGACTTTGGATCAATCGCATAACAACTACATAGAACCATGCCAAACATACAAGTAAAACTTAGAAGAGGAACCACAGCACAACACGCTGGCTTTACAGGTGCTGAAGGAGAAGTAACAGTAGACACCGATAAAGAAACTTTAGTAGTACACGATAACGCTACGGCAGGTGGACATGAGTTAGCAAAAGCAAGCGACGCATACGTTCATCCTAATCACACTGGTGATGTTACTTCCACGGGAGACGGTGCTACGGTTATAGCTGACAGTGCTGTTACTCACGATAAGATCAGTACGACTGACGCAGTATTTAAAATAAATACCTCTGACCAAGTACGTATCGGTGGTGATTTAAATGATTCTGCTTTACAGAGTATATCTCAAGTAGGTGTTACATCTTCTTCAGCAAGTGCTGTAATGACTATTGAAAGCACAGGAGCAACTAATGATGGTATACTGGTTTGCACTGCTCAACGAGATGCTATCATACAACTAAAAGATGCGAGTCAGTCAGCTACAGATAAAGGTGTTTATAACATTTCTTCGGCAGACGGTAAGTTTTCTGTAGGTTCTGTCGCAGCTGGAGGTGGAGGAACTGATAAGCAAGTTATTGAGTTTGAAAGAAAAACATTATCTGCCGTTGATTATCTAGTGCCAGCTTTACCTAATCTTCCTGCCTTTGCTGATAATAGTGCTGCTACAAGTGGAGGCTTAGCTACAAACGATGTGTATAAAACTTCCACAGGAGAACTTAGAATAGTAGTGTAACAAAATGACTGAATCCCTCTCCCACTTTTTAGATACCGCTCTTGGAGTAATACTTGCAGTGATCGGTTGGATGATAAAGAAACTGTCTGATCGCTTAGAGAACGACGAACGACGACTCACAAAGATAGAGGTCGAACTAGCAGCACAAAGCGAAAGAGATACTGCTGTTGAGAACCGTATGAGTGGGTTAGAGGTTACCGTTAAAGAGATTAATAATAAACTGGATCGCATGATGGAGATGTTAATGAAACGATGAGCTTATATAAAAATATAAACAGACGGAAGAAGTTAGGTATTAGTCGTAGTAAGAAGAAGTCTACAATATCACCTAAGTCATACGCTAATATGAAGCGTGGGTTCCCGAAGAAGAAGTAAGGATGGCTCGTAGCGTATCGTTATCTTTAGGGAGAGGTGAGAAGAGTCGTAAAGGCGGCCTCACTGCTAAGGGTCGTGCTAAGTACAACCGTGCTACGGGGTCTAACCTGAAAGCTCCTCAACCTGGTGGTGGTCCTCGTAAGCGTTCTTTCTGTGCTCGTATGAGCGGTAATAAAGGACCAATGAAAGACAGCAAAGGTAGACCCACTAGAAAAGCTTTAGCACTCAGAAGGTGGAAGTGTTAGATGGCTAGACCTGCTAGAAGACCTGTAGTACGTCCTAATCCGTTAACTTTTCAACAACGGACAATCTCAGCTACTTCATCGGCTGTTGCTACAGAGAATAAGCAGAAAGCGGAAGACCTACAAACTAAAGTTACATCGCTAGAGAGTGACCCATTTTTTGTTACTATTGACGGTGGTAGTCCTGTATTGGAAGACACTGATATATTCGACGGAGGACAAGCAGATGCCTAGTTTTACAAAGCGTATACAATTAAGAAGAGGAACAGCAAGTGAATGGAGTAGCGAGAACCCCGTACTGCTAGAAGGAGAAGTAGCAATCGAATTAGATGCAGGTCGTAATCGTATAAAGATAGGAGACGGTACAACAGCCTGGAACTCCCTTCCTTACTTCCTAGACGCTCGTGAAGAAGAGGTCGGAGATCACGCTGAGTTCCTTGAAGGCTTGACAGGTGATCCGTAATTCACTAACAAGTGTCGGATTTAAAACACCTAAATGAAAAATAAATATGAGCGTATGGTATCAAATGGGACAAAGTGTAAGGAATTTATTAATCTCTCTTACGAGTACTAGCAAAGCAATACTTGACACAGCGAGTAATATTCAAGCAAGAACAGACGACGAATTAGGGACTATGGCGTATGCTACAGATACTAATAAATTGTATGTATTTACTTCTTCAGGATGGCAATTGGTTCAATAGTTTTGACATCTGATAATCACTAACATAAAAATAAGACACTAATGGCAAACATACTTCAACAAATCGGAACAACCGTTAAGTCGAAGCTGGATGACAAGGTAGATAAAACGGATGCTGTAACGGACTTCTTGAAGTCAGTTCTAGGATTCCCTCAAGATACCGTAAGCCCAGACGTAGATACAGCGGCTAACATCACAGCACGATCCAGCGACGACGCAGGTACTATAATGTACGGTAGCGATACCTACGACTTATATGTCTTTGACGGCAGTAACTGGCAAATATACAACAACAGTTAAAACATACAATGAGTGATATTACATTAATTAACGACAGCGAGCAGTCTTCGCTAGTAACTAATGGACTCGTCAAGAATGGCGAACTCTATTTAAAGAAAGCAGGGAGTACTAATGCGGGTGCTATTGTTGCTTATGATAACGGAACGTGGAGAACGTTTGCTAATGAAGCTAGTGCGGGTGCATGGAATGGTAACACCTACAGCTTAGATTTTGATGGAGTGGATGATTATATAGATATGGGTTCTACTTTCCAATCAACCTTCCGAAGTAATAATTCTGTATCTCTTTGGATGAAGCGTGATAGAACGACTGGTGAAGCTCCTGCTGGAGTAAACGATACTAGCGGGCAATCTTACTTTTATATAGACGGAAGTTCACTGCATTTTATCTATAAAGCAG